ATGAGGGAGCAGTTGGCGAAGCGCCTCAAAGAGAATCAGGAGCGTAACGAGTCATTTGGTGGAGGGCTTCTCTTTAAAGACGAAGAGGCGAAAAAGAGAATTTGGAAATGTGGAGAAGGAAAACATATCATTGACATTTTGCCGTACGAGGCGGGCAAGTTTGATCCTTCAGCTTCAAAGGGAGAGGTTCAGTATGTTTATGAATATTATTTTCATGCCAATCTTGGAATTGAAGGTAAAAACCAAGTCATGTGTTTAAACAAAACTTATGGCAAGCCGTGCCCGATTTGTGAAGACATTGCAAGGCTGAAAAAGAATGGCGAAGATGAAGATGTCATCAAAGCATTGATGCCCAAGCGTAATCCGAAATCCGTTTATAACATTATCTGTTATGACAAGGGCGAAGAAAAGAAAGGCGTTCAGCTCTTCGTTGTTTCTCATTGGTTTATGGGAAAACATCTTCTTGAACTTGCAACAGTTCCCATTCGGGAAGGTATGGATGAAAAGATTGATCCCATTATTCCTTTCATGGATCCCGACGAAGGCAAATCAGTTTATTTCCGACGTGAAGGAACCGGCCCGAACGATACAAAATATTATGGTCATCAGTTGCTTGACCGCCCAAAGGGTTTTAAGATCAGTAAAGATGTTCTTGATGATTGTTTCTGTCTTGACGAAATAATCAAAATTCCCACCTATGATGAAGTACTGGATATTTATAAATCCGGAAAAGCCACTGACGACGATGATGCTGATCGTCCTTCTCGCAGAGCAAGAGCTACCGATGATGACGATGAGAAACCTTCTCGGTCCAGAAGAAGAGATGAAGACGATGATGAAAGACCCGCCAGAAAATCAAAACAAGATGATGATGTTCAGGCGGATCAGTGTGAGTTTGGTCACAAATTCGGGAAAGACGCAAACAAATATCCCGATGATTGCGAACAGTGTGATCAGTGGCGTGATTGCGTAAAGAAAACGCGTGAAGCAAAGTTGAAAGAAAAAGAAGAATCGGACGAAAAGCCGGCTCGAAGACAGAGAGATGAAGATGAGGAAAAACCTTCCAGATCATCTCGTCGTGAAAAAGATGAAGATGAAGATGAAAAGCCTACTCGTTCACGACGCTCCAGAGAAGATGAGGATGAGGATGAACGCCCTTCAAGACGCCGTGCAATAGAAGATGAGGATGAAAAACCCTCAAGGCGGGAACATGAAGAAGACGAAGATGAAAAGCCTTCAAGACGACGTGCGCGCAGATAGCCCTTTCTTCCTTCTTGGTGGCTAGGCAAATGTAATTAGTTTCCAAAATAGTCTACCACCAAGAAGGTCTTTCATGGAGACAAAAATGAAAAAAGAAATTGAACAAATTAAAAGTGACATCAAAAACTTTACCCCCGCATCAAAAGAAAGAACGGAATTTATCAGTTCTGGCTCTACCCTTTTGAATCTTGCATTGTCGCAAAAGGGTATTCATGGTGGGTTTGCACGAAACAGAATCATCAATATCGTTGGTGATGGTAGTTCTGGTAAGACATTGCTCGCACTTGAAACAGCACATTGGGCATTCAGAAATATCAAAAAAGTTAAATCAAAACTTTTCCCATCGGTAAAAGAAGTCAAGATTGCATACATCAATCGTGAACGTGTTATGGATTTTCCCATTGAAAAAATGTATGGACAAGATTTTGTCAATGCAGTTGAGTGGCGGTATGATATTGCAACCGTTGAAGAATTTGGAAGATATTTTGGAAGACTTGCTCTTGAACATAAAGAAAATGAATGTTTGATTATTATTCTTGATTCGTGGGATTCTTTAAATTCGGAAGCGGGTCAAGAGCGATTTAAACAAGCTGCATTAAAAGACGAAAGCCCCGATGGTAGTTACAAGACAGAAAAAGCCGCTTACGCCAGCAAAGAATTTTTTAATAATGCTTGTGATCTAATGACAGGAAAAGACATCACTCTTTTTATTATCTCGCAAACAAGAACAAAAATAGGCATTACATTTGGAGAAAAGCATTACCGTTCTGGTGGCGATGCTTTAAATTTTTACACCCATCAAGTTCCATGGCTTGCTGAAATTGAGAAGCTTAAAAAGACCTTCAAGGGAGAAACCAGAGTTTATGGCGTAAGGATGCTTGCAAAGATCAAACGAAATAAAGTTGCAAAACCATTTAGGCAAGCTGAATCTATTATTTTATTCGACTATGGGATAGATAATATCAGCAGTATGATCAATTATCTTTGGGGGCCAAGAGCAAGCAAGATTGAGTTTGATGGTTATATCTTTAAGAATCGTGAAGAGTTTATTGGATATATCGAAGAAAATGATCTTGAAGATGAGCTGTCAAAAATGTGTGAAGATCAATGGGCTGAAATTGAAGAAGCAATGGTTCCGGAACGCAAGAGGAAATTTTAATGAGACTGGTAATAGACTGTAATGGTCTTGCTTATAAAAGCGTTTATGCAATGTCCGAACTATCATTCAAGAAAAATCCAACAGGGGTCATTTATGGATTTCTTGAACAGATATATCTCTTGGCGGAAAAGTTCAACACCAATCAATTTGTATTTTGTTGGGACTCAAGAAGATCATATCGAAAGCTTGATTGCAAAACTTATAAAAATCGTAAAATTGATGAAGACAAAACAGACATTATTAAAAAAGCCCATGAGCAGTTTTTTGAAATGAGAAAGAATGTATTGCCGCAAATGGGGTTTAGAAATGTCTATCATCAAACAGGATATGAAGCAGATGATTTGATTGCATGGTGCGTTGCTCGTTTCCCAGATGAATACATAATTGTTTCAAAAGATAATGATTTGTTACAATTGTTATCAGCAAACAAATATGCACCAATCTCCATTTATAACTTTTCAAATATTGTTACCGCAAACGATTTTACAAAAAAGTATGGTTTAGAACCTTATCAGTGGGCTACGGTAAAAAGCCTTGCGGGTTGTACATCTGATACGGTTCAGGGCATTCCGGGAATTGGAACAGAAACCGCTGTAAAGTATCTGAACAATGCACTGAAAGATGGGAAAGCAAAGCAGAAAATTGAAAGCGAAGAAGGCAAGAAAATAGCAAGAGAAACATTGAATCTTGTTGCATTACCTTATGCTGGAGATGAACAAATCAATATTAAAAGACCTGTTAAAGACGAATTTTATTCATTAGATTTCATGGATGTATTTAAGGAGTATGGATTTAATTCATTTCTCATTGACGAGAAATTTGATAAATGGAAGAAAGCATTTCAACTTATAAGAGGGAGGTAGTAAAGATGGTGGTATACATCGGAATTGATCCGGGACAGCAAGGCGCTGTTACATTGATAGAAGATATAACAAAAGACAAAATCACCATTTATGACATGCCCTTATTGCCGCAAAAGGGAATTGATGGGAAGGAATTGCACAATCTATTTTTATCCATCAAACGAGATTATAAATCTATTTTCTGCGTTCTTGAAAAAGCACAAGCAATGCCGGGACAAGGAAGTGTAGGTGGATTTAACTATGGTGTTGGTTATGGTAAAATTTTATCATCACTTGAAGTAAATCAAATCCCCTTCCAAGAAGTCCACCCGATGAGATGGAAAAAGGAATTTGGTATTACATCAAAAAGAGGAAAAACAGAACCTAAAATGACTGTAGCAGAGAAGAAACAATTATCATTGGGTATTGCTTTAAAATTATTCCCCAAACAATCCCACTTCTTTCATACCGAGAGAGGTAAACTGCTTGATGGTCGGGTAGAATCATTGCTGCTAGCTGAATATGCAAGAAGGATACATAAATGATAAAACATTTAAGAATACAAAATTTCCGATCGCATAAAAATACCAATCTTGAATTTGTCAAAGGCGTGAATTGCATTGTCGGCCTCCCGGATTCAGGCAAGACAAACATTATTCGTGCAATCAACTGGGCTTTGACAAATAGACCTTTGGGATTCAGATTTCATTCCAACTTTGCAAAAGGCCCGACTGCTGTTGATATTGATTTTGAAGAAGGTAATCAAATATCTCTGGTCAAGTCAAAATCCGAATCGGGTTATGTATGTAATGAAAAGGAATTTAGAGCAATCGGTTCAGATGTTCCCGATGAAGTTTCGAGAATATCAAATATTACAGAACTGAATTTACAAACACAAATGGATAAACCTTTTCTTATATGTGAATCTCCCGGAGAGGTAGCAAAGGTTTTTAACCGAGTGTCAAAATTGGAAAAACCAGATTTAGTCATTGCTTCGTTAACAACAGACATCAATTCAAAAAATAAGCAGATCAAAATACTGTCGTTAGATAAAATAGAATTTGAAGAGAAGCTGAAGCGGTTTGAAAATCTTCCACAAATGAAAAATGATCTGGATGAAATTGAACAAATCGAAAACAAAAGACAAAAAATAAAAAACGAGATAGATGAACTATTTTCAATGATTGAAAATATTGAAGCTGTCAAGAAGATCATGGAAAATATTGTAGATGTTGCCGAGGCACAAAAAGAACTTGCAAACATCAATAAACTTTATACAGAAATTGCCAACGAACAAAAGAAGCATATGTCTCTCCAAGATATTATAACAAGCACAGAAGAAGTTGAAGATAAGATGCAAAATATAAAAATGGATTACAAAGATATTCAAAAAGACTTTGGAAAGTTTTTAAAGACCATTAGAATATGCCCCTACTGCGAAAAGTGCAAAGAACCGATTTCGGCGCATAATCTTGACAAATTTATAAAGGCGGAACTAGCATGAAGATATTACTCCTGTCAGATTTACATCTTGTTGTTGATAATCCTGTTGCGAGGCTTGATGATTTAACAGAAATCCAATGGGATAAATTAGACTGGGTTTATGAATATGCAAAGAAAAATGGGGTTGAGTTGGTTTTACAAGCTGGCGATCTTACTCATACGAAACGGTCGTGGTCTTTATTGAATAGACTTACCGACTTTTTTTCTTTTTATGATGACATCCCAACATGGATTGTTAAAGGGCAGCATGATAGTTATTTCCATGATCTTGATAATAATAAAACAACAACTGGTATATTGCTGTCAGCAAGATTGTTAACATTACTTGATAAAAATGGTTGGTCATCAAAAGGTGTCACTGTTTATGGAGCTTCTTATGGTGAGGAAGTTCCATTTGACTTAAGAGCTAGTGATTACAATATTCTTGTTATTCATGCTCCCATTGCAGAAAAGGGAATACCGGGAGTCAACTATATTGATGCTCTGCAATTTCTGAAAGAACATGATGAGTATGATCTTATTCTCTGTGGGGATATTCATGAAAAGTTTTTAATAAAACACAAAGGCAGGGTCATTTGTAATACTGGTCCGATGTTAAGAATAGAAGCAACAAAATACATGTTAAATCACCGCCCTTGTTTCTTTGTTTTTGATACATACAAGAAAAACATGATCGAAGAAGTATTGATACCTACCGCACCTGGAAAACTCGTATTGTCAAGAGATCATATTGAAAAACAGAAGCAAA